GCCGGTGTCAATCAAGCAAATGCTTAAAGGATAATCCATGGCAGACGTTAGTGCTATTTTAGGTACCGGTCCGGCTCCGCAGCAGCCCAGCCCATTGGATACCTTGTCCAAGTGGCAGGCGTTGACCAATGCGCAGACGCAGAATGAATCCACCCAACAGCAGATTCTGAATCAGAAGCAAGAACTCGAAAACCTGAAACTGACCAACAAGACCGGGCAGCAATCGCTTGAGCAAAAGATGCATGCCCAAACCCAACAAGACCTCTTTTCGATTCGAAACTTGCCGGATGATCAGATCGTCGCCGGGGCTTTGAAGAAGCTCGATGAGCGGCTGGCCAATGGCTTGATCGATCAGCAGACGTATGGTGTGCAGAAACAAGGCATCATGAACTACGCCAATGATCCCAAAGGGCTGCGGGCGAGAATCGATACCGGCATCGTGAACGCGATGACAGCCTCCGAAGCCGTGAAGAACTATGCTGGTGAAAACAAAGAGGTTGAAACCGGCCAAGGCGTACAAGGCTATACCCAATCCGGCCAGTTGACCCCGACTCCGGGTGTGTTGAAGCCGGTCGGCGGAATCATCGGTACAGGGGCGCCAAGCAACGCCGATCTGTCGAATACGGTACAGATCACCGACGATAGACGCTGGCTGGAAGACGGCTCCGAGAATCCTCACTATGGCCAGCTACGGACGGTGGTGAAAGGCCAAGTTGTCCCACCGGGTCTTCAGCGGCCGGGACCACCGGGGCCATTGCCGCCAATCCCCGGTGTCACACCACCGGCGCCGGGGGCGACCCCGCCAGCACCGGGTGCGACCCCGCCAGCACCGGGTGCGACCCCGCCAGCACCGGGAGCAACGCCACCAGCACCGGGAGCAACGCCACCAGCACCGGGTGCAACGCCACCAGCACCGGGTGCGACCCCGCCAGCCCCCGGAGTACCGGTGAGACCTACTGTTTCCGGCAGCCCCGGTGTCGCGGTGAATCTGCCACCGGGGGTCAAGGAGTCATTGGAAGCCGATCGCGCCGCGTCCACCCAACAAGGCATCGCTTTGACCAATACGGATGCCGGTCGGGCGCAAAAGTTTGCGCTGCTGGACGACATCATAACTCAAGCCAAAGTTCCCGGCGCGTTCAGTGGCCCAGATCAACCCGGCTTCATCCAAACCATGGCCCGTCTGGCCCAAGTGCCCGGCGTCATCACAGACGATGTAAAGCGAACGGTTGGCGCACAAGAGCAGATGACCAAGGCGATGGCCAACCTGCAAAGCATCCTGATGGATTCGATGATCAGCACCAATGCCGGCTTGGCACATACCATCGACGCTTCGCCCCATCCCCAACTGAGCGAGTATGGCTTGTCCGGCATCGTGCATCAGTTGCAGGGTACGTATGATGCCCAAGAAGCCATGTCGAACGCATGGCAGAACTCCGGGCGACCGGCGTACGAGTTCAAGGATTGGCAGCGGCAATTCCTCGCCAGAACCAAGGATGGGCAATTCGACCCACGGGTCTTCTGGCTGGCGCGGATGAACGATCAGGAGCGCAAAACATTCTATAAGGCATCCAACAATGATCCTGCGCTAAAAAAGAACTACAACTACGCGGTGAAGAACGGGTGGATTGATCACGAGAGCACCCAATAATGCCGCTGGTTCAAATCGAAACGCCGGGAGGCGCCAAGTTTACCGTCGATAGCGCAGCGGCTCCGGCCTTTCAGGGCTTCCTCACCGATCTGGAAGCCCAAGGCTACAAGATCGATCCGTCGCAATCGGCTGGTTATAGCAATCGGAATATCGCCGGCACCAACACTCCGAGCCTGCACGCCAGCGGAAATGCGATCGATGTCAACTCTGTACGGAATCCCCGTGGCGCCAATACCGCCACCGATCTACCGCCCAATGCCGGGGATTTGGCTGCCAAATGGGGATTGACATGGGGCGGCGGCTGGTCGGGGAGCACGCGTGATCCGATGCATTTCGAGTTTCACCCGAACGTCAAGGCGAATACCGTGGCCACTACCGATACCAACACTCCGTTCGACGAACTGATGAATCCGAAAAAGCCGCCGGCTGTCGCCGCACCTGCCGCGCCAGAGGGGAATACCCCGTTTGATGATCTCATCAAGACGCCGGCACCGCCAGCACCGGTGGTTGATCCGCGTGGCACCGTTGAAGACCGCATGGTTCCCAACCCGGCGGCAAGAACCGCCCCACCACAACCACCGCAATCGATGTCCGATCGCCTGCAAGAGGGGGCGACACAGGTCGGCTTGGCTTATACAAAAGGCGCCGACAACGCACCGACTGTGCTTACCCCCGGCGCCGAGAACGTTGCGACGGCCGTGGGCGGCGTGCCGGCGTGGCTGGCAATCCATGGTGCCAATAACCTGCTCAAGGCCGGCGCAGGCGGCTATAGCGCCCTGCAAGAGGGCGTCAGACAGGTCGGCAACCCAGTCGGCAAATACCTCACCGGCCAGCCCGGTCTAGGCGATGATGTGGCCACCGCCCTTGATATCCTGCCCGCCGCCAAGCTGGAGGGGCTGCAAGCCGTCAAGGGCGCTGAGATCATGCGGCGTGGTGCGTTCCGGGATCAATTGGATAAGATGACCACGGCGGAGAGCACCGCCGTCGAGAACGCCAAGACGGCGGAGGGTTATCGAAAGGCCGCCGATGATGCCTTGTCGTCCGGTGCGCGAGACGCCGAGATCAAACAGAAGGCGTATCAGCTATGGCAACAGGACGGCAGCAAGCCGGGAGCAGACCCAGCCAGCTATTGGCAGAAGGCGCAGGACTCGCTCAAGGGTAAGCCGGGCGAGACGCCAAAGACGCCGGTCACCTATATGCAGAAGAGCGGCATCGACTGGGACAAGGTACCGAAGGATGAGCTTCCCACGGAGAAGCCAACCGACCCCGGTACGATCAAAACCGCCAATCGCATCATCGACATCGGCCTTGCAGTAGGTGGCAGCATACTGGGACACTACCATTACGGCTATCCGGGCGGCGCGATCGGCCTCATCGCCGGCCCGTTCATCAACGAGGTACGGGCAAAGTTCGGGGCGAAGGCTGCTGACGCCGTGGGGAAAGCGATCCAGCAGCAGGCGAGAAACCCACTCGGCACTGGTGGAGAAATCGAGCGGATGGGCAACCCACTACCAGATCAATCCGCCGCGCCCTGATCCTTCTGGATGATCTCGACCTTCTGCGGGATGCTCTTCAGGTGAACGGCGAACTCCATGATGCTGACGAGGAGCTTCTCGGCCAGCCACCCAAATACCCACACACCGATTACAACGCCGAACAGGCCGCCGACGATATGCACAACGCGAACTCCCGAAATCGATTCGACCCGTGGCAGGTCCATAGGCGCGTGTCAACGTCGGGGCGTTGACAGCCGGGCACCCGGCTCGGTACCGTTCGCCATGGACAGCCGGAGGGCTTCGACAAAAGGAATGATTTCGACAAGCCTGCGACGGTAGCCGGATGGCTTCGACAACATCGACGTCAGCGACAGCCAGGAGAATGGCTTCGATAAGTTATGCCGCTCCGTCCCCACAGCCATACGTATGGCTTCGATAATCGAAAGAAGATATACTCTTGTTCAAGGTGATCTGCCGCTACAGCCAAAATATGGCTTAAATCGTTCACAATCGGCTATGGAGACTAAATAGCCATGTGGAAAATAATAAAAAGAACTATCACGCATGGCAGCGTCAGCAGTCTGCGGCACGGGGACGTAACATCCCTTGGAACTTCCCGTACCCAGATTGGCTGGGCTGGTGGCAACGCGAACTGGCCGCCCGACCAGGAGCACGGCGAGGGCCTCATCGCGACGAATATCAAATGTGCCGGTTCGGCGATTCCGGGGGGTATGAACCGGGTAATGTGTTCTGCGGCACCCCGCGCGACAACTATCGCGACCGCCTGCACCATAGGAATCTGGACGCACTGGCCAAAGCAAACGCCGCCGGGGGCTGTTTCAAGGGCAGACGTGGCGATCAGCATCCAGCCTCCTGTGCCGTGATGACCTCGCTCGGCCGATTCGGATCGATCGCCCTCGCCGCCGATGCCTACGGGATGACGCGCCAGCGAGGTCGCTATCGCGTGGTGCGGGGTGATTGGTATATGGTGCCTCGCGAGGCATAGCTTCTGATGGCTTCGACAAAGTGGACGAGGGTGGTATCCCGATGGGTCTCGACGAGACAGCCACGCTTTGGCTGCGACGAATGCATTTGTGACGCGCTGCTCTGTCGCCACACAGCCACGCTATGGCTTCAACAAAAGGCACCGTTCGATCGGCTCCTGCCATCTCGACGACAGCCATTCTTTGGCTCTCACAGCGACCGCCGAAGACCGCCAAGAGCCACGTCTCTGATACGGCAACAGATACGGATAGGTTTTTGGGAACTCAATGATATCAAGGGCTTATCGCGATATGTGACAGAAGCCACATCCGCTATCCGACGTTCGCCCCAGTCCCCGGAACACCGCATCCCATTGATTCTCCTGCTCAACACTCCGTGATGGTTCCCCTCAGACCTCCGCTCTCCGACGCCAAGATACGGATAGCAATACGGATAGGACCCTTGCGCCGGGGGCTGATCCGGGCCTATATCCGCTCCCCTCAACAAGGAGCACGACCATGGCTATGACACCGGATGAGTTTGCCGCTGGCGCACGACAAGTCCTGACGCCGACATCGGCAGCTATCGCGCCGCCACCCCCACCGGCAGCACCCCCGCCCAAGACGCCGGAACAGATCGCAAAGGAGAAAGAGCGCAAGCGCGTTGAGGACACCTGCGATTGGATCGACCGACTGGAGAGGGAACAGCGCGAGTTGCGGGCGAAGCGCACCTTGGGACAGTCTGGCGTGGATCGCCTATTAGCGATCCAGCGCAGCCTCCCCGTCGCCTTTGAATCGCTCACCATGCCCGACCGTTGGACCGCATGGGAGAAGGCGGTGCATGCCGCGATGCCGGGGCTGGAACCGCACGAGGCAAAGCTGATCGCCTTGTATGCCCCGGTCGATGGGGACTGGGCGGACGGTGGCGATGCGTCATGGAAGATCATGATGGCGTTCGAAGACCCGTCGCCCGTCCTGCCGAAGAAACTGAACCTGCTGCCCGATGCCGAAGCTGCGATGCGGACGGCGGCCGAGAAGATCAAGCTGTGGCCCTCCGATCGCTGCCAAAAGGTCGCAGCCTTCATTCGTGGCACGCGCGTCGGCGGGGCACCCCGCTGACATGCCACACGATCTGCACATTGATCCGGCGACCGTCCGAAAGGGCGGTCGTCGCGCCGGCCAAGCAAATCGAAAAGACCTGACCGATCGTCAGGTGAAGGCCGCCACCCGCGATTGCCGCTGCTCCAAGAACCTATGGCTACAGGTCAGCCCCACCGGCAGCAAAAGCTGGGTCATGGAGTGGAGCGACGGTGGCAAGCGCCATTGGATGGGGCTGGGCTCGTACCCCGTGGTCTCGCTCGCCGAGGCCCGCGACAAGGTGCTGGAACACCGCCGCACGCTGGCCGCAGGCGAAGACCCCCGCAAGCCAGCCGCCACGCATCCGTTCCGCGAGGTCGCCGCCCTGTGGATTGAGAAGGCCAAGACCGAATGGAGCAACGAACGCTACTCCAAGCAGGTGCCACGCTATCTGGCCCAGCATGTCTACCCCCAACTCGGCGACATGGACGTCGCCGCGATCAAGACCGAACACGTCTACAACGTGCTGCATCCCATCTGGACCACCATCCACCCCACCGCCGTCGTGATCAGGGGCTACATCGAACAGGTGCTCAACTACGCCAAGGCGAGGGGCTGGCGCACCGGCGATAACGCGGCGCTATGGAAAGCAAACTTGGAGTTCATCCTGTCCTCCAAGGTGCACACGCCGGAGGAACACCCCTCGCTGCACCATAGCGAGATCGCCGCCTTCATGACGGTGTTGCGCACCCTCGACGGGGCCAAGTTCCGCGCCTTGGAATTGCTCATCCACTCCGGCCTCCGCAGCAAGGAGGTCGCCGGGGCACGCTGGGATGAAATCGATTTCGAGCAGGCCGTCTGGAGCCTGCCGGGGATACGTATGAAGGAGCGCACCGCACACAGCGTCCCACTGACGGCGCCGGCTGTGGCTATGCTCCAAGGGCTGGCAAAGGACGGTGAACTGGTGTTCGGCAGGCTGGGCGACAACGATCTGCGCGAGGCACTGGCCGCAGTGGTCAAAGCCGCTGGCCGCGTGTGGAAAGACAAGGACAGCGGCAAGCCAGTCGGCGTGCATGGCATGCGGGCCGCGCTGTCCACCTGGGGCCGCGACCATAGCTACGATGAGACCATGATCGAGGTGGCGCTGGCGCACGCGGTCGGCACCGAAACCGCTAGGCGCTATCAGCGGTCCGACATGATCGAACGCCGCGCCGGCATGATGGCCGCGTGGTCGGAGCATCTCTCGTCGAGCTAGAGGGCCATGGCCGGCTCAGGTCGAGCTTAAGGCGACCACAGACCGAATGCCGGGGCAGCGATGCCCCGGCATTCTTCGTTCTAACCGGCCAACCGCTCCACATAGGCGCGGATCGAGGCCACCGTGATGACCGCCTTCCGCCCAACATGCCGCCGATCAAGCTGCCCGTCCTTGCACAGTTCAAACAACTTGGTCTTGCCGAGGCTCAGCATATGCCCCGCCATCTTGACGCTGACCATCAGTGGCTCCGGATGCACCGGCTCCGTCGTATCAAACATTCTAATTCACCTCTTCAAAGAGCCCACGCGGCGTAATGCGTCCACCGCTCGACCTGTCTGCCATACCCGCGTGTCCGGGGGGAAGAGGTTTAGGGTTCCCGAAATCGATTCCATCTTCCCCCCACCCGTGTGGCTGTGGCAGATGGCCGCGATGGCAGAGACCCTCAACGGCAGGTGGCAGAATACCGTCATCAAACTCGTAGACCCCAATCAGGGGACGCGGGAGGCGGCTGCGAACGCCCTCTATAATATGGCGCAGTCGCAGGGGATCGACTTGCGGGATTTCGAATTGCGCAAGAAGAGCGGCGCCGCACGCCGACCAGCCAGCCGCGACGCCGTGCATTTCGAATTGGTCGCGGAAAACCTCCGCCTTCAGGCCGAACTGCTCGAAGCCAAATTGGAGGTCGGTCGGCGCGAATACAAACTGCGCGAGCAACAGGAGGAAATCGAGCGGTTGCAGGCGAGCAACTATGAGATGAACGCCGGCACCGCCCAGCAGATCGCCGCCTTGAACAAGACGCTGGCCGAACGCGACGCCGAAATCGCCCGCTTGAAGGCGAACGCGAAAGGCCATACGTATGAGCCCCCGGCAGAAGACCGGGCCGAGACACAGACGGAGGAGGATGACATGGCAAAGCGTGACCCGTGGCAGACGCTGATCGCGCGGTTCTTGCGGCAACACCGCGTCGATCGCATCAGCACCTACGAGTTGCTCGAAGATGCGGTCGGCATCCCGGCGGCTGAACACTCCACAGACACTGGCAGGCGGGTGTCCCGAATCATGGCCGCGATCGGCGGCTGGCGACCATCGACCAATATCCGAATCGAACCACAAGGCGCCATCATGCGCGGCTATATCAAATTGACCGCCGACGAACTAGAGCGGCTCAAGACGAGACACGTCGGCCCCGATGGGGAATGGCGTCACCCCAAATAGTTCCCGACGCAACAATGTTGCTTTGTGATGGACCCCCTACGAAGGCGACCGGTGCGACACCATCTGCCGGGGGCCACATGGAGGGTACACGAATGGATGATGAACTGGATGTCGAGGCCGTGCATGACACGCTGATGGAGTTGATCGGCGAACCCGATTTTCAGGCGTACGTCAGCGCGAATCACGGCCACTATGAGACGCAGTCTGATTGCGAAACCCACGCCCTGCACGAACTCTGCGACGTCATCGTAGACTACGGCCACAGCAAGCCGGAGAAGATTCTCAACACCGCTCGGCGGCTGCTGCGGGTGTGGGCGCGACAGGATACGCCGACCGATTAGAGATTGAGGTGGGAGGGCACTTTCACACTACGGCGCGGCGTAGGCGCCATACCGAGCCTCTCTACTCTACCCGGTTCCTCAGACTCAGACATGCCGGCAGAGATGGGCAAGACCGGCCCTCTGTAATCAGAAAAATGGTTAAGGCTCGGGACCGCGAACGGGCCATACGGATCATCCGTATGGCCCGTCCTCGTTCAGCCTAGACTTAGGTATCGAGGAAATCCCATTCATCACCCAACGCCCAACGCAGGGCGGAGAGCTTGCCGTTGATCATGCCCCACTCGAAATCGGATGAGGGTTCGATAAGCTCCCGACGAGCCTTGAACTCGGCCTCGATGCGGAGGGCCGCTTCCACCCCTGCCGGTGGGATTGTCTCCCGCTTGGCACGCATGCTGTTAAAACAGCGGGTGTACCAGACCTGATCGATCAACCGTTCGATCGCGACCCGCAGGTCCTGTTCACTGCGGGGTTGCTGATCAGGGTTGTAGTCCTCGTCAAATGCACAATCTGCATCATACTTGTTCATATCGTGTTCCCTTTTCACTTGCCAGCGCCGATCGTGCTGCGATTGCGCCCGGCCAACGCCCGCTGGATCGCTGCGGTCGCCTCGGCGGTCTCCGCCGTATCCGCCTCCGACGCACCGCCCCGCTTCACACTGTCACCCTTCTCCCATGACGAGGCGCGGAACTTGCCGCCCCACTGCTTGTTGTCGAACGGCTCACCATCAAGGCTGGCATGGAACATCGCCTTGATCTGCGCCTGCGTCTCAGCGTCAGGCACCTCGCCGATCATCGCTTGCAGGTCCGGCAAGCCGTTGACCTCGATCGCCTTGCGCTCCTCGGGCCGCAATGGCCGCTCCTTGAAATTGAAGCTGGAGCTTGAGTAGTTCGGCCATTGCCCCTGCTGCACCTTGCGCACCACCAGATCATGCCCATGGTCGTAGTCCCACATGGCATACTCGCAATCCACGTTGTTGATGCCAGTGGTGACGATCTGGTCCTGCAACTGCCGCGTCACCGGCAAAATCCGCACCGGATTGTCAGACGGGAATTGCTCGACGAACGGCAGGCTGACCACCAGACAGCCGTAGTAGTTGGTCGGGCGGTGGTAATACGGCCGCGCGATCAAATCGATTTCATCCTTCGACCCACGCCAATACGGCTGCGTCGTCTTGATGATGTAGTCGTCCAGACCCCAGGTCTTCATGGACGGCACCTTGACCGTCACCTGATTGGTGGTGTCTTGGTCCGAATTGATCTTGCCCTCAAACCGGAGGCTGATGTCCCACCGCGTCACGAACGGCAGGTCAGACTCGTCCGCCTTGGGGATCAGCCGGATCACCGCGTTACTGCCGAACGCCATCGGCACCAGAGACAGCAATTGACGGTTGACCGAGGCGGTCTTCTTAGACTCTTCCGCCTGATAGGCGGCACGCACTGATGTTTGTAAAATGCTCAATTGTTAATTCCTGATACTGTGAAAATGTGTAGATTTGATCTACAAGTTCATAATAAATGATGTGACGGATGAGATGCAATTAGAAAATTGTCGGGCGCGGCGATGGCCCGGTCATACGTATGACCCACCACATCACACGCCATGGGCGGCCAGCATCGCCATGATGCGATCGAACATCTCACGCCCCCGCGCGTCCTGATAGCCGGTGGCATGATCAAAGGTCTTCACCTCGACCGGGATATCCAAGGGCAGCTTGGTGTTGTGCAACACCCGGCGCGTCGCCTCCTGCATGCAACACCGCAGGATGTTCTCGTGCTCCAGCGCGTCGTCCTCCGGGGCATACAACATAATCGAATCATGCAGCGTGCAGGCCATCTCGATCTGCGGATACTGCGCCAACCGCCGCACCGCCTCGCGCAGGATCACCGCCGCCCCGGCCTGCATGTGAAAGTTCTGCAACTTGGTGTAGCGCGAGTTCATGTCGGCGAACTGCGTCCAGCCATCGCGCGTCCGCATCCAGCCCTGCTCGCGGGCCGTCGCCACCTCGTCGGCGATCATCGTCCAGTAGCGCACGAAGGTCGCCTTGTGCCATGCCATGATCTCGGCCGCCTTCTCGGTGCACTCGTCCAAGGTGAGATCGGTGCGTGTGCGCTGGTCGAGAAAGATGCGCTTGCCGAGGCTTGGAACGCCCATGCCATAGCCGATGCCGAGGACACAGCTTTTCATCACCTGCCGCTGCGAGGCATAGCGCACCTTGAGCGGGACCGCCTCATACGTATTATCGTCCTCGGTCTGCGGGATCAAACCGGCCATGCGGGCCATGGCGATGTAGACGTCGCCAGACAACAAGGCGTCCCGCAACGCGGTATCGCCCGACAAACTGGCCGCCACGTATATCTCTTGCTGGCTCCAATCCGCCACGATCAAGACGTGGCCCGCGTGCGGAGCCACCATGAAGCGGAGCCAAGGCGGCAGGTTCATCAGAAAGCCACGCTTGACCATCGGCTGGTTGCGCCCGGTCACGGTGTAATAGGGAATCGACACGCCCTTGATGAAGCCCTCAACCTCCTGCTGCCGCAGGTCATGCTCCTTCAACTGCGCCAACAACATGAAGGTGTCGCGCAATGGCTTGAACTGCGGGTTCTTCTGGGCGAACTCATCCAGATACTCCACGTCGGTCCGCAGCCGGCCGGATGGCGTCAACGCCCACTCGGTCGGGAACCGTTGCGCATCCACCAATTCCACCAAGCCGGCGAAATGCACCGAATACTTGTCCTCGCGGGCGTTGTACCTGAACACCTTGCCGCCGTACTGCACATTGCACTCCTCGGCCACCAAGCGCCGCACCAGCTTGAGATTGTCATAGATGCGATGGAGCAACGGCACATTCACCGGGAAGCCCCGGCTCTTGAACTCCAGCTTGGCCAACGCCTTGAGATACTCGGCGCGATACACCGCCGCCGTCAGCGGATACGATTTCTGCTTCAAACCGTGAACGTCCCGGATCGCCTGCCAAAGCTCCGGCAACCGCGCAATGTCCTCGCGGTTGTATCCGACAATGGCGTCCCAGTCCTTGTCCGAGTGCGCCAGCGGATCGTTCTCGATGATCATGAGCCGCATACGCTCCTTGTGGGCGGTAGACGTGCCGGTCGGCACGCCCAGCGCCTCCAGGGCATACAGCAGCCCCGCCTTGCGGGTGAAAAAGTCGTTGTGGCTGCCGGTAATCTGCCGCGCCTCGGCATACAGACACAGCCACGCCATGTCATCGACAGGGAGACCGAGGGTCAGAAAGCAGGTGATCTCCGCGTGCGCAGCGAACGATGCCCAGACCGCGTGGCGCCAGCGCTGACAGAGCGCCGCGAGTTGCGCAGTGGCAGCGGCGACATCAAATCGAAAATCGATCGTCACCCACTCTTGAGGCGACGCCGCCTCCGGCGCAACGGCGGTGAACGCCGTATGCATGAAGCTGCCAACCAGAACACGCACCGAGCCATCGCGCTGCGGCTGATATTCAAAATCACAGAATACGTATTCCACCGGCGCCCCCGGTGGCCGATCAAGGGCCGGGGGCTTCGACACAGACGGGGCAGGGCAGGTCATGGCTGTGCTATCAAGCATCAAACCCTCCCTTCTCTTCGCCATTGATGGTGTGCCGCTTGTCCGTCGCCGTCTTCAGACGGATGCCATCCAAATACCACCCGCCGCCTTTGTTGGGCATGGCAAACTGGGTGACGTTGTGGCTGGCAAGAATCCATTGGAACAGGTCCTCGCCCTTGTGCCGATCGAGCTTCATCTCGCGCAACACATGGGTCCAATCACGATGCGTCAAACTGCCCTGCGGGTCAGGCACAAAATATTCCTCGAACACCGCCACGTGCATGGTGGCACAGTGCTGAATCCGCAACTCCGTTGCCGCCTTGACCGCGTCGTTGGTCTCGATCGCATAGTCGTTGGGACACAGCCGCTCATATTGCGCTTGCGCATAGGCGAGAAAGCCGGGCAGTTCAGCAGCACATTTCTCGGCATACGCCACGTCGCGGTCTTGATCGGCGATGGTCAACGGCTCCAACACCAGAAACAACGTGCGGCTGGTGTTGTGCACCGCATTGATGATGAACGGCGCCACGTTGGCGGCAACACACACCCGGCACTCGATCGTCGTGCTGAATGGCTGTTGATACTTTGGGTCCACATACAACTTGTCGTCGCCGCTGATCTCTTTCAACGTGCCGCGATGCAATACGTAGGCGTCCTTGTTGTCGCCGATCACCACCAAGCGCTTGCCAACGAAATGAGACGTCATGTGGGTGGAGGCAAAGTTCGCGGTCGGCGGGAAACTCGTGTAAATCCGATTGCCGAACAGGCTCTCAGCCAACGTACCTAATATCTTGGATTTGCCGCCCTGCCCCTGACGGTCAAAGATATACAGCATCTGACGGCCCTTGTTGCGACCGCTGTAGGCACCATACCACCACGCGGAGAATGCCGCCCCGTCGTTCAAGCGGTCCAAGAACATACGTATGTTGGGGAACGCGATGGCGGCGTCAGGACGGATACTGGCGCGTTGCAGGCACCAATCAAGGTCGCCGGGCTGGCCCAACAACTTGGGCGGCTCGGCAGCCGGGGCGGAGGCATAGAACCCGGTCAACATGGCACCAATCCGCTCATGCGTCACCGCGACACCATCGTCCGCCAGCGTCTGTCGCACCTTGCGCGAGATGCAGGTGTGCACGTCACCGGGCGACCCCAACACCGGCGATACGGTGCGCTGCTCCTGATCGGTGATTTGATACAACTGAAAACACGTGTCGTCGCGCAACGAGATGATGAACTGACTGGCCAGCAAATTGGTCGCCGCCGTCTGGAAGCCCATCGTGCCGGGCACCTTCCATACCGAGTCCTTGTCAGGCGGCTTCGCCAAGCCCAATTCAAAGTACTCATGCGCCGCATCGGTCTGCCAGTTCGCCGATACCTCAATGGAGAAATGGAACGACGTGAAGAAATAGTCGTTGCCATACGGCGTCGGCCACCCATGTTGATGGCAGAGCTTGATGATCTTGTCGGCCAAATCATATGCCTCGGGCTGCGCCCCAGCTTGCGGATCGTCGCGCAAGCCAACCCGGTGCTTGGTGACCTGGGCGCGTAGGCGTTCAATACTGATTTGTTGTCCCATGTGGGCTCCTCAAATGATCGCAACTTCAATAGCCTCAGTGTATCAAACCGATTCTGCCGGATGGGCACATTTTTCACGCCCTACGGCGATTAAATGTCTTGACTCCTTTGAGGCCGATGCCAATCGCCCCGACGTGACCACACGTGTTTCGTCTTATCCCGCCGCACCTAGTCCCACTAGTCGGACTAGACGTACTAGTTAGGTACAGTCCACTTGCTCGGAAAAAAAGTTTCTCGCAAACTGTACAGACTCATGTATGTGTGTACTAGAAAACACATGATTCCCCATAGAGGGTTTGGTCATAGTACGGATTCCTAGTACAGACTCATCACACACACATGGTCCCCACAAAAGGTTGAGCGAGTTTTTTTCCAAGCAACCGAAGTGTACAAGTCAGACTAGGCGTACTAGTCCTTGCCTCGGCTATGAGATAGATTGAACCATCGCGTTGAATCGCTCTGCATCGGCCTCAATGGGGGAGATAAATATGTGCCATGAACAGCAAGACATGTCCCACATGTGAGGTGGCGTATCCGGCCACCCACGAGTTCTTCTATCGGAATGGTGAGCGACTGCGGAGCCTCTGTAAACGCTGCTATGCGAAGACGCGGAAGCGGAGTTATTTGCAGCGGGAACAGGCGAAGCTAGCCCAGATGAGATATTACCGGACGCACCTTGAGTACTATCGGGACTATGCCAGACTGTATCGACGCGACCACATGCAGGAGTTCAGGGACTATCAGAGACGATATAGAGCGCGAAGACGGGCGGGATAAATACGTATGTGTCGAGGGCGTGCTGCGGTGGGATGTCCACCGAGACCTCATTGTGATCTCCTTTCGAAGGTTGTGAATCACCTCGGACACAAGACAGGCTGGCATGGTGTCCATCGAAATGTTGGAACGGGGCTTTTTGACGCTCTTCACCCCTTTGAATTACTGGCCTGTCTTACCATTCAATAGGAGCGCCGATGACCTACCATACGTATGACCTTCGCGAGCATTTCGATAACCTCGTCGAGAACACCTTGCAGAACTACGAACTCGAACGCACCCTGAAGCGTGCTATCGCACCAGTGATCAGCAATCTGCGCGAGGATGAGCGTGCCACCATCGCCACCGAACTGGCCTATCGCATCCATGACACGCTCACCATGGACCCACGCACACCATGCAATTCGCCACCATCGCTCGATCGGGTGCTGAACTATGTGCATCTGCGCTTTGGTATCGCTGATTGGGCCAATCGCTACAACGCTATGCAACGCGAGATCGACGAACTGTGTGACGCGTTCGCTGACGGTGAAGACCTGCTGGATGATCCAATCCCCGGCACGGATACGTATGATGAGCTTTGAATGCGATCAAGGTAGTCCGACTACCTTGAATGCATTCAACCTGATAATATAAGCTTGAACGCAAGTTTGTGATCAAGATAGCTATCTTGAATATGATCATTGTTTTGACTATAGAGTATTGATATAATGAAGCCTGAGTATGCCAGTCAAGCTCGCTATTACCGTCGTAATCCGGAGTTCTATCGGCAATGGCGTGCGGATCATCCGTCGTTCGTGACTGTGTGGACCCGCAATAAGCAGGCCGAACAGGCCAAGCTCGCCGAAGAGGCTGCTCTGGCTGCCGAAATAATGAAAGAGAGCAATGAACCAAAATCCGATTGATCGCTTGGCGGCTATCCGCCAGCAAATCCGTACCCTCCGTGCCGAACAGCGCACTATTCGCAATGGCATCCTCGCCGGGCAGATAGACCCCCATGGCGAGGCCCACACGGCCCGTGTGCGCCGTCATGTGGTCGTAGTGGAGCAATCCCCCGCCTCGGTCTCCTTGCCACTCCAGCCGGCTCGCAATGGCGGGGTTGAAATCTCAGAGTGGATGCGGGGTGAAGCGTGATGCATATGAGTTCGATACCAAAAGATTTGGATCAAACAGATACGGCGGCGGTACGCCGCTACATCCTCGACTGGGACAACGCCCATCGCGACACCCTGCCGCCGAGGGATTGGTATCGGTCGTGGGAGCTATATCTCGATCAGCTACGCACGCACCGGCTCATGCGCGACTATTGTGATGGTGAGCATGGCGCCGGGCAGTACTGTCTGGTCTGCGATGGCCGGCGCGAAGAGGCGACGGCTGGACAATGGACAAGTCCGAATGATCGTTGGTCCTCAGTGCGATGAGCACCTGTGTTGCGGATTATACGTATGAGCCGACCACCAAGAGCCTGACGATCTATTTCGTGAAGGGCGGCAGCCATACGTATACCAACGTTGATCAGGACCTCGCCGATGGTCTTGATGCAGCTAGCTCGAAGGGCCAGTATTTCAATGCGCGGATACGCTCATTAGGCTAGGAAACTGCGCCTACACCTCGAATTTCACTAGCTGAAAACTAGAGGGCATATTTTCCTCTTTGATCGGCCATTCACGCGTCTCTAAATATAGACGTTCTCGAACCGATATGACACAACATGTAGTGCATACCAGCCATGCGATAATAGCGTATCGCACAACCGTTAGTTGCAGACCGTCACCTCGGTCGGTCGGTCATACGGGTAGGGATACGGGTAGCGTATCGGTTAGTGAGCGTTATCAAGGAGTTACGAGGTGCTAGTGCGGATGGTCGATCTGCACTAACAGCGCCATACCACCTATAGTAGTAGGCCACCTCGGCATGGCCAGCCATGTTAAAACGGTATGGCAGACCGGCTTGAAAGTAAAATGTCTAGATTATGAGACGATCCGGACCGCGCCCTAGTGGTTTTATCGCGGAGCAAAATCCTAGGATTAAATACCTGTATGTCCGACCATGACAACGGCAATGGCTACAACCGATCGATGCTCGGCTCTGCCACCAAACTGGGTGGCACTCTCATCCACGCACTGCCGAGCGGTTTTTTGTCACTGGTCCTGCTCATTGCCTTCATGCTGTGGATCATTCGCGGTATTCAGACCGACCACCGGTTTTATCGCCGACCAAAATCCTAGGATGGGTTTCCTGAATGGTATCACATCCGCACTGTCTGGAATATACTGGACCGGTTGATTGGCATGTCATTTTGACATGGTGTGAGGATCAATTCGAGGGGGAATGGCAACCATATACCGAAACAAGTATTGTGGAAGGCCGATACATGCGCCGCATGTTGTTGCTGTTGCATGAGATGGATGCGTTCAAGTTCATGGTGGCATGGGGCGGTCACTCATCGAGTGATTTGACCGAGTTCCCGAAATGGCGACCGGTTTTATCGCCGACCATCCTAGGACGATAAATCCATAATGCTGGGGATTTGGCATGGTACCGGCGGAGATCGCCGGACACGACTACCTCCTCGATGGAACGATGCCGCATGAAACACCAAGTTTCCAGCCAACAATTCTGCATGTCCATACATATGACCGTCACCCCCCTACCGCCGCATAAGACTCCGAATAAGCCGATCTATGACCAAGCCACCGCGACATGGCAGGACCAACAATTCATCGCTACCTCGACGCATGGTTCGTCGATGGCGTTGGCCCGCAAATTGGTGGCGGCTGGCTGTCCCGAGCAACCTTGGGAGGCGTATAGTCCGGGCGGCCAACGCTTGTTCTTTGGCCCGTCATTGCATCGTTTGGCCGGTCTGACGATTCATGAGTTTGGCCGCCGGCCGATCCGGCTGGCCCCCTTCACCTCAGACGCCCGCTACGCTCCTCTGTAGGTGCGATTCAGGCGGGTCTGGCAGGTTTCTGGTATCAGGGTAGCGGGGAACGCTACACCGCCTTAATCGGTATGATGGCTGATCGCCTGCGAGCATGTATGGAAAATCTCTTTGATCGCATCGATCCGGGCGATCGAGGCGTCATGCACGAACCAGATCAGCCCCATGATGAAAAGCAGGTTGATGAACAACAGCGCAACGAATGCGGGGGGTAAGGTCGCGGTCACCTTGTTGATGACATCTCTGACGTCTTCGCCGATGCTGGTCATCGGGTATTTACGGTAAATAGGGGATGATCATTTCCCCTCCCCAACTCCCCTATCAAGCCTCTGGCGTATCATACGTATGGTCGCGTCGTTTGATGGTCGCCACCACCTTCGAGACGCCGATCGCGTTGTTCACCGCCACCACTAAACTGATTTGTTGGAACACTCGCAATTCGTTTTGTTGGGCGATGAACCAGTATCTCGTGCTCAGCGCCTACGCCAATCCGATCGTGACCAGCCCCGGTACCCTGCATGTGTCATCCAACCTGCGGATCGGCTCGACCACTCCATCCACGGCGTCGGTCAGCGCCGATCCCACGGTCAGCGATTTCGGTCAGTACCTCGCCAGCCTCAAGGTGCAGAGTGCCATGCCGTCCACTTCCAGTCTGTTGCTGGTGGCTGATCCCGGCCATTCGATCTTGGTGACGGCGACCGCCTCCACCGACAACGTCGATGTCGGGGTTGGCTTCTCGTGGTATGAACTCGACCCTTGATCCCGTCGCAACGCGATCTCCAGCAGGACCCCCGCACCATCTTCACCGAGATGGTCGCCTATTACGAGCGGCATGGCCGGTTGCAACAGGCTGCTAAGTATCGCCGATTTCTGGCGGCGCTGGACGCCTCGCCGTTGTCCCCAACCCAAGATCAGGTGATCAACATCAGGACCGGTCTACGGGTATCCAAGGACGCCGCCCGCATGGCGCAGCAGCGCCAGACGCCGCGTTAGTCGGTGTCGCGGTTCATCCGGACGTGGGACGGCGTCTTCACCGCCTTGGGGTCGCGGAAACACTCCGGCACCTCGGCCTCGTGCTCGTGCGTCCAGTCGTCCGGGTGCGGCTGCTCGGCGCCCCAGTTCAACATCAGGTAGCAGTTGCGGGTCAGCGGCAGGCCCTTGTCGATCATGGTCTGGATCGTCGGCGCCTCCTTGGCATAGGGCTCCACTAGGGCGCGAGGGATTTCAGTCTCGCCGTCGATCATTGGGTCGGTGCCTCCGGTGGCGGTTGCCACCAACTAGGGGGTTTCATGCCTCCGGCGTGGTCCATGACCATGCGGCGAGCTTCGTCGGCGGAATACTTACCGTCCCGGAAGCCCCGCCATATATCAGCATTCTCCTCGACGAGGGAAGCGTTGCGCTTGGCCTCGGGGCTGAACACGCCTCTGATCGCCTCCCAAGCGATCGACTGGAGTTGCCGAGGCTGTATGCCAAGCTCGTCTGCGGCCCGGCGATACGCCTCGTGGTAGATGCCGTAGGCGCCCTTGGAGCCTGTTACGGCGCTTGAGGAGCCGCCGGTGCCTAGGCCGGTGCCCACCACCGGGTCAGAGGCCCCCAACGGCCGCATATGCGCCGCCGCGATGGCGTGGGTGTCGATGGTGATATCGCCTTGGGGCGCGTCCGGGGAGACGATATTGTTGTGGAACGACCGCACCTTGTGGTTGCCCCCGAGGCTTTCCGAGATCGTCGGCAGGTCGCCATCGAGCGAGGCCAGCGCTTTCCGAATGGTATCAAATTGGCCCCATGCAATCGATCTGGGGGTGCCGTCGAGGTTCCTGACGAGGTCGCCCGGATTGCCATCGGGGTCGAGGGTTGGGTAAGACCGAGGATTGTGCGCCTCATCGAAGGCGCGGACGAACAAAGCCTTCGTGTCCTGATCGTTGATCTCGCCGAAGGTCTGGCCGCGCCGCAGGCTCGCCAGCGACATCTGCAACTGGTCAACCGCCTTCTGCTTGCTGGGCGTGTCGGCAGCCGCTCTGGCCTCGGTGACGTAATCGGTTGCCCATTGGTTCATCTCCGGCGTCAGCCGCTGGTTGGGATTGTTAACGATATTCACGATCCGTTTGGCCAGATCGGCGTTCTCATACCAACTTTTCTGCGGCGACAAGGTGGCGATCATGCCGGCGGCTTGGCGCGGTGAACGGCCGCTCTTGTCGGCCAGATCGAGCGACAGGTTGTTGGCCCCGTCATACCAGCGCCCTGCCGTATCGACAGTGGCCTGCCCATGCGTGCTCACCGCTTCATCATGCAGAAAGATCAAATTGTCCTTCATGTGATCAATGGTGGCCTCAGTAATAGCATCTGGGTTCCGCATGCCTTTCAAAGGCAAGTCAGGGTAGTTTCCGTCGCGAAAGTTGAGCGCGTTCTTATCATACGCCTTTTCCGAAGCTTTCGAGGAATCGAGGCCGACTTGGAACTCGGCCGTGGTGTGAGGATCAGGCGGCGGCTGGCCGCCCTTCGGCGTCGTCGCGCTCGGAATCCTCGTGGAGACCCGGTCAAGCTCGCCCGGTGCCAACTCCCCGAACTGCCTGATCTTCGGCCCGGTGCCGCCGACAAAGCCCAAGGCGGTGGTCGTGGCGTCGCCATACAAGTCGGCAAACCGCCGCGACACCGGTCTGCCGCCAATCTCGGTGGCCGGCACCGTGTCAGGGTTGGGCATGGTCAAGTAGTGTTCGCCGAGCCGCTCGGTGCCGATCGGATTGCCTTTCGACCAGATCATATTGACGTTGGGATTGCTCAGCGCGGCACGCGCAGTGTCATACGTATTGACCATGCCATCCGCCAAGGTCGGCGCATTCGCCGTCAGCGGATTGTCGTCGGTCGGCAAGGGCTGGAGCAGGTTGATTCCGGTAGGCATCGGCTACAGCGACTTTGCCGTCAGATAGCACCACGCGCTGGGCGAGAACTTGTCATGCCAATCGAACCCGAATACCGGATCGGTGTAAAAATGGATGACATACGTATGGGTTCCGGCGCCCGGCCGATCCCATGTGGGGGCATGTTTATAGAGCGACCCTGCCTTGGCGTCGTCGAAAATCTCGGTGCCGTCGCGGATCATCTTATAGTTGGCCAGCGAAATCACGTCTGGGGCGCCGTCGCCGATGCCGGTATCGACGGCTCTGCCCGGTTGGCCGACGAAGGTCCATTCCACCACGCCGCTGGTAGTGTTCACCGTCACCGAGGTGTCTTGGGTGACCGTGGTATATGCGTCCGCCGCCCCACCATCGGCGCTGGCACCGGCGCCAGCAGGTCCGGCAGGCCCAGTGGCCCCAGTATCGCCTTTGGGTCCCTGCGGCCCCACAGGCCCGGCTGGGCCGGTCGGTCCCGGCATCAAGGTGATATTGGCCGCTGCCGCTGCGATCGCGTCGTCGATGCCCATCAGGTGGCGAGCGGTGGCAAGGTCGGTAGCCGCGACCACCGGCAGCATGACCGCTGAGATTGCATCATCGCCCAGCGGTGCGGCGGATAGCTGATCGTAGATCAGGTTGCCGAGGTGATCTTTAATAATGCATCTGTAACGACCAGTGCCGAACACGATCGCTCGTCCAGCCGCATCGAGTATCAACGGATTGGTGTTAAACGTAGTGCCGAGCGGGTCTTGCCACGTATCTTTGGCGACCGTTGTGTCGGGGATGTAGAATTGCACTGACCCGCCGCTCAGCGGATCGCCGTTCAAATCGAACAGTTGCCATTTCGGGATGGGGAGGAGGGCGTTGGTCATACGTATCCCACCGCCATCCAATTGAACTTGGCGCCGATGCCACCGTGGTTATCGGTGTCCTCGATGAACACGCTGAAAAAGTTCGGCGTCATATTGGCACAGCGCAGCACGATATTGACCGGATTATCCACGGTCACGGCGGTCACTGAGATCAGCGCCGTGAAGCCGCGAGGAAACGGCACCGTCTTGGCCCCACCGCCATCGGTCGCGTCATTGCCGAATTGCAGTAAGAATCCCGTGTCCGGCATGAATAACCAACCGGGATTACCCTTTGATATTTGATTATCACTGCTACCGGGTGGGCCGTCTCCTCCAGGCACGCCTTGCGGCCCTTGCGGTCCCGCAACGCCCGTGGGTCCTGCCGGTCCCGGCATGAGTTCGATATTGTCCACGGCGGTCTGGATTGCGTCGTCAACTCCTAAAAGCCGACGTGCTTCGGCGAGTGTCGCCGCGCCGACCACGGGGAGCATCACCGGCGAGATGACGTCTTCGTTCAGATAGGCGGCGGTTTCGCCATCCCAGATCAAGTTCTCGGCGGCATCGAACAGGATCAAGCGCAGGCGGCCATGGCCATACATCACGCAGCGGCCATCTGCGTCCAACACGATCGGATTGGAATTAGGTACTGTTCCCCCGCTGTCTACGTAGGTGGATAACGGGGTGAAGGTGCCCGGTTCATAGACGGCGATCGAGCCACCGGCGAACGGTTTGCCGTCACCGTCGAGGAATTGCAAAACGGGGGAGGGAATCAGGGAGGTCATTAAGTATATTTACCCGCCGGTAATCTAAATACTGCGATGAACAAGAAAGAACCGGTGGTCGTGCTGGACAGCCATTACGATGACGCCGAGGCCCGCTTTTCCGAGACCACGCCGATTGAATACTATATTGAACCGCAGCGGTTGAACTCGGCGCAACTGCGGGATTTGGCGCAACGGCACACCGAAGCGGCAATCACCACGCTGGCTGGCGTGATGAATGACCCGAGAACCAGTGCGGCGGCCAAAGTCGCCGCTGCCAGCACGATTTTAGACCGTGGCTGGGGCAAACCGGGGGTCGAGGGCCATATCGGCGGCGATCGGCCGCCGATCAGCGAGATCAAGGTGCTGTTTGGCACTGTAGCGACCCCACCAAGCCTCGAATCCCCCAAGAAGACCGACAAAAAGCCGGCGAAAGACGACGATGCCGAACACTAGAGGCGAGAAACTACCGCCGCCTCCGGTATTCAACGTCGAGGCGAGCTTTCCACCCAAGTGCAAACCGCTGTTCGAGCCGCACAGGTTCAAGGTTCTCTGGGGTGGGCGCGGTTCATCCAAGAGTTGGAGTTGCGCAAGGGCGATTCTGCTGCGGTGTCAGCAAAAGATGACCAGAGTGTTGTGTTGTCGCGAGTACATGACCTCGATTTCCGACTCGATTCATCAATTGCTGGCCGATCAGATCAAGACATTGGGCCTTTCTCCGTATTTCGAGGTCGAAAGCAAATGCATATACGGTAAAAACGGCTCTGAAATACGATTTGCCGGGTTGAAGACCAATGTGAATGCCGTCCGCAGCTACGAACGCATTGATATTTGCTTCGTCGAGGAGGCGCAGAACGTCTCCAAGTCCAGTTGGGACACGCTCCTACCCACCATTCGTGCGCCCGACTCCGAGGTCTGGGTGTGCATGAATCCGGACCTGGAGACGGACAACAGTTACGTCCGCTGGATCAAAGACCCGCCGAAGAGTGCTTGGGTGGCGCGTTTGAACTGGCAGGACAACCCATGGTTCCCCGAGGTGCTCAAGGCCGAGATGCTCGACATGAAAGAGCGGTCTTACCATGACTATTTGCACATCTGGGAAGGCCATTGCCGGGCGTTTCTCACTGGCGCGGTGTATTACGATCAATTAGTCCAATGTGAGCAGGAAAGGCGCATCCGCCGGGTGATCTATGACCCGATGGCCCCCGTGGAAGCGTTTCTTGACCTCGGCTGGGCCGATGCAACGTCTATCTGGCTCTGTCAACGCATCCCCGGTGGCGAGGTGCATTGCATCGATTATCACGAAAACACCCGCAAACCGCTCGATTATTACTTAAAATACTTGTCCGACAAGCCGTATGCCATCAGCACGATCTGGCTGCCGCATGACGCCCGTGCCAAGAACCTCGGCACCGGCCGCAGCATCGAAGAACTCATACGTATGAAGGGTCATGCGGTGCGGATCGTGCCGAACTTGAGCCTCACAGACGGCATCAACGCTCTTAGAGAGCTATTCCCCAAGCTTTGGTTTGACAAGGACAATTGCGAGGAGGGCCTCCAGGCGTTGCGGCATTATCGGTATGACGTGATCAACGATGGTGCCGGTGGTTTTAAGAACGCGCCGGTGCATGATCGGTGGTCACATGGGGCAGATTCAGCCCGGTATATCGCGATCGCGTTGAAACAGCCGAAGAGCAAGAATGCGCTTAAATACGATCATAAGCCGTTCATTAACGGCACTAGTACATCGTGGATGCAGCTTTGACCCAATCAGACGAGGACATTGTCCAAGAGGCTCAGGATCGATTTCGCCGGGCACAAGAATGGGAATCCGCCACCCGAGCGCGGATGATGGATGACGTGCGATTCGGCAACGGCGATAGCGTCAATAATGCGCAATGGCCGACCGAGATTGCCAACAACCGGATCACCTCTGACAAGCCATGTCTGACGATGAACCGGGTTCGCCAGTATTGTCTCAACATCTTGAATGACTCAAGAAACAACAAGCCCGGTATCAAGATCAATCCGGTAGGTGGTGGGGCCAGTTTCAAGGCGGCGCAAATCTATGAAGGCATCATCCGCCACATCGAGTACATCAGCAATGCCCAGCAAGCCTATGACGCTGCCAGTTGGTGGCAGGTTTACGCGGGACTTGGGTGGTTTCGCGTTATCACGGGGTATGCCAACGACAATAGCTTCGATCAAGAGATTTACATCCAACGGGTCGCTGACGCGATGAGTGTCTATCTCGACCCGACGATTCACGAATACGACGGCTCGGACGCCAAATGGGGCTTTGTGTTCCGCGACATGGAACAGGACGAGTTCGAGAAGGAATATCCCCGCTACAAGGACAAGGTGACCTCCAACACCGCGCCACTGGCAACAGATGACGGCTATGGCTGGGCGACGCGTGACACCATACGTATCTGCGAGTATTTCCGCAAAGTCGAGGACAGCGACGTCTTGCATCACATGCAGGATGGCAGCACGATCAAAGAGGGCGATGTCGATAATTCTGACGTGCGCAATATGGTGCGGCAGTCAAGTGTGCGGCGTCGCGAGATTCCCAATCATAAGATCGAATGGTTTCTCATCGCCGGTTCCGAGGTGGTGGAGAAACGCGACTGGCCGGGCAAGTATATCCCGCTGTGCCGCGTGGTCGGCGAAGAGACCGTGATCGACAAGCAACTCGATCGCAAAGGCCATGTACGCAACATCACCGATGCGCAGCGGGCTTACAACTACTATTCCAGTGCCGGCATTGAGTTCGTCGCTCTCCAAGCGAAGACACCGTATGTCGCGCCGATAAACGCCATCGAGGGCTATGAGAATGAATGGAAGCAAGCCAATACAGTCAATTTGGCAGTACTTCCTTATAATCATATGGACGACGATGGGAAAGAAATACCCCGCCCGCAGCGTGAACAGGCTCCGGTATTTGCGGACGCTTACTTGAAAGGCATGACTGTAGCGCAAAACGAGATGGCTATGGTCAGCGGTCAGTTCGAGGCTTCACTTGGAATGCAAGGTAACGAGCGTAGTGGAAAGGCCATTAACGAGCGTCAGCGTGCTGCCAATACTGCAACTGGACACTATGTTGATCATCTATCCTCGTCGATCCGGTTCTGCGGTAAGATCGTCCTCGACCTGATCCCGAAGATTTACGACACGCCGCGTTTGCTCAAGATTCTCAATATCGATGGCACACAGGGCACCGTGGCATTAGACCCAAACAGCCCCCAAGCGCATCAGGAAATACCGGCGATGCCGACCGAGCCGGAGAGCATTGACCCGCAGCACGTCGCCAGCATCTTCAATCCCAACATCGGCGAATATGCGGTGCAGGCCGACGTCGGTCCAAGCTATCAAACCAGTCGCCTCGAATCCTTCAACGCCCTTTCCGACATCATGGCGCAGAACGAGTCTATGGCACCGCTGGTCATGGACGTGTGGGCGCAGATGGGCGATTTCCCGATGGCTGACGTGTTGGCCGATCGGTTCCGTCGCATGTTGCCGCCACAAGCGCAGGCGGATCATCCCGACCCGCGCATGGGCCAGATGCAACAGATGCTGGCACAGCAGCATCAGGTCATGCAGCAGCAGGGCGCCGAGCTTGAGCAATACAAGCAGAAAGACAAAGCGAAGCAGCAGGACGCCGAACGCGACTGGTATGACAGCGAGACCAAGCGGTTGACGGCGGTCGGTGGCATTGATCCGTTGGCGTTGCGTCCGGTTGTACGGTCGCTGGTGTCCGAGATACTCGGCATGAACGCCAATCACGCGATTGCCATGCACGTCGATGAGGATGCCCGCATGCACCATAACGCCGGTGTCCAGAGCCCCCACGCGTCGCCGTTGCCGCCGCCGCCAATGCCAGCAGGGCCAGATGCTGACGGTGTAGCGCCACCAGAGCCCCCACCGGGGCCACAAGAGCAGGCGATGCCATTGGTGCCGCAGGGCCAGCCGCCACCAGGGCAGGCCGCTCCGCCGGCATGAGCGATCAACCCACCGCCAACGAAATCGCGATGATCCAGCAGCGAATGTTGAAATTGGCCACACAGCATTTGATCGACCAAGGGGTATCGCCAACTGAAGCAAAAGTTCGGGCTTTTGCTGCTTTGAACGCGCCCTCGCGATTTCGACTCCCGACCATCGACGAGTTAGACGGCTAAATATCATTATGATCCAAGTTAATGCCCATTACCGTGTTGCTGATCTTTGTGTTGCTATGGCGGAGACCGTCTACGAGGAATGTGCCGGCCAGTACAACGGCTGGTACAAGAAGCATCCCGATCGCGCCAAGTTCGTCAAGCAGTGCGCACCGACCTTGAGGGCGCATGCCCGGCAGGTGATGGCTGAGATGCTCGGCCGCAGAGACATTCCCGATGATCAGAAGGCCGACATTTACGAGGCCCTCATGCTCGACGGCACCTTACCGCAAGGCGGCCCGATCGAGGTCAGCCCGGCCGGCAATCTATTCTAAACCCCCAACCGGCAGGGGCACTGCCGAGAAACGGAGCAATCCATGTCTGAGACTACCACCGAACAGCCCGGCTTCGACCCGGTCGAGAACACTCCCTCCCCCGACGAAACCGAACCCAGCGTACAAACCGAGCCGACCGAGCCCCAAGAGGGGGCTACAGAGCCGGCTGACACCGAGACCACCAAGACTGACGACGCGGAGGCCGAGCCGGCGGAGGACGCTGACAAGCGCATGGCGCGGATGGCGCACGAAATGAGGGAGGCGAAAAAGCAGGCGCGACAGTATAAGGCGCAACTGCAAGAGCTACGCGGCGAGCGGCCACCGGCCGAGCCGGACGCTGATCTGGATCGCAAGGTGCAGGAACGCGCCGAGCAGCTAAGCCGGCAAAAGGTCTTCGTTGACACGTGTAACGACATCTACAAGCAAGGCGTGGATACGTATGGCAAGGCGGCATGGGATGAAGAGATCAAGGAACTGTCCAGCATGGCCGGCCAATATGTCCCGCCGGTGATTATCGAGGCCGCCCAAGACGCCGGCAATCCGCATCAGATTTTGCATTATCTGGCCGAGAATCCCGACGAATATGAGGTGTTGCTGAACCAGCCGGTGCACAAGACCGCTGTACAGATCGCCAAGATCGCTGCCAAGCTGACCTCCCCCAAGCCGGTGTCCAAGGCGCCAGCGCCGATCCGTCCGGTCACAGGGCCGGCGTCTGGGCCGAAGAACCTGGAGACCATGCCGTTGGATCAATATATGAAAGAGATGAATCAGCGCGACCGTCAGCGTCGGGGGTATTGAAATGGTAAAAATCTATGACATCAAAACGGACGAACACCGCGAAGCCACTCAGGAAGACGTGGATCGCATGGCGAGCGTTGTACAAGCCTATGGGCGTTTGATTGAATGTGTTGAGCGACTTGAGGGTGCTGCCCATACCGCGATTGCGTTGGCGGAAGGGATTGCGACCGACAGCGGCAAATGGCGGCCACGTCGCCCAAAACCGGATTATTTCTAATGCCCCAAGTGTATGACAGCATGATGGACCTCAAGAGGGAGATCACGCAGACCGAGGTCGATCAATTGCTCAAGACCGAACAGGCGTTTGGCCAGATCATCTTGGCATTGGATCGGTTGTTGATCGAGTGCAAGAGCGTGGCGGTAGGCGATGACACGCCCAAGCCGTTCTTAGGCGCTATCAACGTTCTGTTGCGCGGATGAATTAGCCTCAAGCCATTCGGCCTTCCTCTTGCGTTCCCTTTGGTATTCCCTCTGATACTGGCGATAGTGTTCGCGATGGGCGTTTCTCCAGCGCATCATGTTGGTGCGTAGGCGTTCGGTATCGTGCGGGAATTGCCGGCGATGGCAGAGCTTACAGGAGGTCATATGGCCATCCCTCTTGTTGCGCTTGTGCTTATAGAACTTGTCGAGCGATTTCTCGACCCCGCATTGGCGGCATACCTTGGTCAATGGGAATGGCATGATATATTTAAGCCATCCCTGATGAATATTGCAACTAAATAGCAATTACCACCGTCCGGCCGGTTATAGCCGAGATTGCGACCAGTCCCCGCGTTATAGGGCTGAGGCCAGACCGGAGCTTATTTCGGGTCACTCAACCTATATTTGGGGACACCGAATCCATGCCTACTAACACATTGCTCACTATTTCACAGATCACGAGGGAAGCCCTCCGTCTGTTTTTGAACTCGAATGCATTTCTTCAGACCATCGATAAGCAATACGATCCGCAGTTCGCCCGCACCGGCGGCGGCAAGATTGGCGCCACGTTGCGCATCCGTCTGCCGAATGACTATACCGTCCGCTCTGGCGCCAGTGCAGCGTCGCCGCAGGACACCACCGAGCGCAACACCACGTTGACCGTCGCCACCCAGAAGGGCGTTGACGTCAGCTTTAGCTCTGCCGATTTGAGCTTGTCTCTAAGTGATTTCGGGACCAGAATATTACGCCCCATGATGAACTCATTGGCCGGGGCTGTCGCGACCGACGTTATGAGCCTCGTCGAAGGCGTGCCGAATATCGTGCATGCGGTTGATGGTTCCAACAACACGATCTCGCCGACCGCCACCACGTGGCTACAGGCGGGTGCCGTGCTCGATCAGCTTTCCGCTCCGCGTGGTGAGCGTTGTGCGATCCTCGACGTGTTGACCCAGTCCCGCACCGTCGCGGGCTTCACCGGTCTGTTCAATCCTACCAACGATACCTCTGATCGTTGGCGCACGGGCCTCATGGGCACGCGGGCTTTGGGTATTGATGATTGGCGGATGGACCAAACCGCGATCCTGCATACCACCGCTGCTTACTCCACCCTCAATACAGTGACGAGTGTGTCGGCGGATGGTCTTACCTTGACCACAGCGGCGCTGGCCGGACCTCTCACCAAGGGTGACATCGTTACCATTGCTGGGGTCAATAGCGTCAATCGTGTCACCAAGGCAGACAATGGCGTGTTGGCGCAGTTCGTTGTAACCGCGAATGCGGCGACCTCGGCCACCAGTGTGTCGATCTACCCGCCCCTGATCCCGCCGAGTGGCGGCAATCCGGTGCAGTATCAGACCGTCAGCAAGGCGATCTCCGGTTCTCCGGCGTTGGCCAGCCCGATCAAGGCGAGCGAGGTGTATCGCAAGAACTTTGTGTTCTTGAAGGAAGCCTTCACTCTGGCGACCGCAGACCTCGATCTGCCCACCGGCGCCGTGGTCGATTGCAGCCGGCAGGTGTATGACGGTGTCAGCATACGTATCATCCGCGATTACATTACGACTACAGATCAGTGGTTGACCCGATCCGATATTTTGTACGGATATGCGTCACCCCGTGCCGAGTGGTGTGTAATTGTGGCCGACAGTACCTGAGACAACGCCACATCATACGTATCTAACTACAGCCCCGAGCCTGCACTCGGGGCTTTCTTTTTCGTAAATAGCTTTATGACCATTAAGAAACTCACGCCAGCAGAGGCGGAAACCCATGCACTCGTGCACTCATATCGCACGCTGAAGCAAAGCGTCCATCCAGCCGATTGGGCGAAGGCGCATCCCCCCAAGCCAGAGACTGGAGATGCAAAGCCAGAAATGACCGGAACGGCCAAAGCGGGACAGCCGACCGTAAGCATTACGCCCGCCCCCGAGGATAATATTGATGACGCCCCTCGATCTGATACACTTAAGCCTGAAAGCAGCTAACGTCACTGGAATTGGTCAGACTCCGGACCCAGAGGACGTCAACGATTGCTTTATCCTGCTGCAAGCCATGATGGGCCAATGGAACCGTAAACGGTGGCTAATCCCCAACATGGTCGATACCGGGTTCGTCTCAACTGGCGCCGACAGCTATACTGTTGGCACTGGTGGCGACTTTCCGATTGATCGCCCCGATTGCATCGAAGCCGCTTACGTCCGCCTCCTGCCGGTGAATGGGCCGAGCCCGGTCGATATCGGTCTCCAAGTCATCGAGGCCCACGAAGACTACGTCAGTATCGCCTGTAAGACCTTGCAAGCCTTCCCAAGTATCCTGTTCTATGACGCCACCTATCCGCTAGGCAATATCTTGCTCTATCCGGTGGCGATCGAGGGCATGTACGAAATCCACGTCCTGACCAAGGGCGTCCTCACCATCCCGCCCGATCTAACCACGCCGTTCATCATCCCACCCGAATACGTCGATGCGCTGATTTGGAATCTCGCCTGTCGCATCCGGCCGATCTTCGGTGCTGCCGCCGATCCGGTCTCCGTGGTGTTCGCCAAGGTCGCGCTCAACACGATCCGTTCCGCCAACGCCCAGATACCACGGCTGTCCTGCCCACCGGCGCTATGGCGCCACAGCGGGCGCTGGGCGGGTCATGGCATCCCGAGCTACGCGAGCTTGAATTGACCTACACTGAACTCCTCGGGGGCGCCTACAAGACCCGCACGCTGGTCTCTGCCGCGCAACGGTGCCTGAACCTTTACCTCGAAAAGACCCCGGTATCGCGCACTGCCGGTACCGGCGAGCCAACACCCAATAGCCATAACGTCACCCCCGGCACGCGACGGCTCTCCGTGGCGCCACAAGAACGCATCCGTGGCCTTTACAGGGCCACCAGCGGCAAGCTCTACGGCGTCGCCGGCCAAGACCTCTACTACATCAGCCCCGACTGGGTCTGGCATCAGGTCGGCCATATCCAGCCCTCCAAGCCATCCACCGCCGTCCCCCGCACCACGCCGGTGAGCATCGTCGATAGCGGTATCGACGCAGTTCTCGTCGATGGTACCTCAGATGGCTGGCATTGGAATCCGGCGGACAATACCGGCTGGGCACGCCTCACCGACGACGGTTTCAAGGGCAGCCAACGCGTCGAGTATCTCGACACGTTCTTCATACTTTCCGAGCCGGACTCGCCGCGTTGGTATGTCTCTGGTAGCGGCGCGACCACGTTCGCCGGTGACGACGTGGTCTCACGCGCGGCATTTGGTGACGACTCCGTTGCCGTGGTGGCGTCTCGTCGCTCGCTCACACTGATCGGTAATGTGAGCACCGAGTTCTGGGCGAACACAGGCGGTGGCGGCTTGGGCACCACGCCGAGTGGCACCGAGACCAATGTGTTCCCGTTCAGTATCACAGCCAACTATCACGACGTAGGTTGTGCGGCGGTCTATAGCATCGCCAAGATCGCCGACGTGATCCTGTGGCTGGCTCAAGACGTCGCTGGTAACTGTACGGTGGTCGCCGCATCCGGCTTCACGGTCACCCGTGTCAGTACCCATTCCATCGAGACCGAGTTCAGCACCTATTCGAATATCGCCGACGCCACCGGCTATTGCTATCAACAGCAGGGGCATCAGTTCTACGTGCTCAATTTCACCGAGGCCGACAAGACATGGGTCTATGACATCATCACCGGCGAATGGCACGAACGCTGCTGGCTTGATGCCAATGGCAATGAACACCGCCATCGCGGCAACTGCTGCGCCTTCGCCTACGGCAAGATCGTGGTCGGTGATTGGGAGACCGGCGATCTCTATCAGCTAGACCTTAATACGTATACCGATGCCACTCCCGGTGGCGCTGGCAATGGCCCGATCAAACGCCTGCGCTCCTTCCCGCACATGATCGATACTGGCATGAACAAACGGGTGTTCTATCGCACCCTGATCGCCAACATGGCCGTCGGTACGAGCAAGCACACCACGGCATCCGAGACCGTGGTGGACACCAGTTTCGTGGCGGCCGATGGCACGCTATTGGAGAGCTACAGCAATGTGGCCGACACCAACGGCCATTTCCTCAAGATCACCGGCCAAGGCCAAGTGGTGGATGATTCCTTCATCGCCACCGATTCGGGGATTACGGCGTATCAGACTGCCACCCCACCGACCGTCAACAACTACGCGGTGCAGTTCACGGTCGATCTCACCGATGGCACCCTGAAACCGCCACCCGGCTCTTACATGTTCGCCATCGGTCGCGGGATCAATCTCAATCAGGGCTACCGCGCCGCTGTGACGAGCACAGGGACCGCCTACACCATCGACCTCACCGTGTTACCCGCCACGGTCTCGGTGCTCACACTGCCACTTGGGGCGATGATGGACGGGGGGTTTCGGGTGACCTTGGAGATGCAAGGCACCGGCATCAGTGTCGCGGTGCAGCGCATGGCGGATCAATTGTGGCTGGATCATGTCGGCGCATGGACCCCGATCAAGGTGACCGCGATCCGCACCACCGATCATACGTATGTTGGGCCGGGTTTGGTGTTCTTCGGCGGCAACTGGCTACAGACCCCGACAGTCGGGCCGCCGCCGGCAGCGATGATGGCTGGGTTCACCGGGTTGGTGTTCGAGGACGATTTCACCGATCCGGGGACGATCTCGCCGACGCCATGACCTACAAATGGTATTGGAATTGGACCGAAGACGCCGCCAAGTGGATGGTGTTGCCGTCTGATCGAGGCGCCGGCTTCGGTATCTCGCCTAATGGCGGGGTGTTGCGCATTACCGATGGCCAGTTCCCGATCAATGGCAACGTGGTGACCATTCCGGTCAATACGTTGAACTCGGGAAGCGACACCTTGCCCTCGATTGGGCAGGGGCATTGGCGGCATTTCTATCTGGAGTTCATGGCCGAGTTTCAGACCATGGACAATCAGAGCACCGATCCCACCAATGGCTGGCCGGCGTTGTGGGTTTGGAGTGCCCAGAACCTGACGGAGTTTGGCTTGGGTGGATCGAGCTTGAGTGCGCCGAACGCCACCGAGATCGATGTGATGGAGCATTTCGGCACGATCTTCAGCCATACCACACCGGTCGCCGAGGCCACCGCGTTCAACCATGGCCCACCCGATCTCAGCTTTTCGATGGGCTCTGCTGCCTTGCCGACAGGCAGTTCAGGTTGGCATCGCTATGGCTTGTTATGGACGGCCGATGTGATCGAGACGTATTTCGATGATGAGTTGATCGGCAGTCACGCCACGAGTGCGTTCAACTTGGAGACTGATGGGCAGAGCTTGTTCATCATCATGGGGACGGGGAACTCGTGGGTGTTGAACATCGATTGGGTGAGGGTGTGGCAGGGCGTCGGGTAAATACCTCAATACCATTGAGGGTTTTCCATGGCATCCCACGTTTATCCCAAGGCCAAAGAGGCGTTCATCTCGACTGGCATCGATCTCACCAGTTCCACAGTCAAGATCGTTCTCTTGACCTCCGCCTATACGTATTCCGCTTCTCACCAGTTCTACAGTGACCTCTCCGGCGTCATTGTCGCCAGCGGCGCCTTGGCCAGCAAGACGGTGACCAGTGGCGTGTTTGACGCGGCTGACGTCACCCTGACGGCGGTGACGAGTGGCAGCACCATCACGGCGTTGGCCGGCTACAAGGACACCGGGACGACCACAACGTCACAGTTGCTGTGGTTCAACGATGGATTTTCGCAGGCGACGACAGGTGGCGATGTCACCGTGCAATGGGATAGCGGTGCTTCACGTATCTTCGCGCTGTAAGGTAAAAACTGATGGCAGATTGGTACGTATCGAGTGCAGCTTACACAGCTATCGCAACCTTTGCGGCATCGCACGCCTACATCATAGGTGACATCGTCAAACCGACTGCGCCGGCAGCGCGGGCTAAGCATGTATTCAGATGCACGGTTGCTGGCACTAGTAGCACGGAGCCTTCGTGGCCTACTGGTCAGACCAACACGGTAGCGACAGGCGGCGCTACGTTTACGAATGTCACTTCTCAATCGACATATGCTTGGGGTGCGGCAGCCGGTGATATAGGGACGATCTATGGCGCAAACCGACTTGGTTTGAATGATCGCGTCTTCATCAGCAGCGACCACAGCGAAACTACAACGCAGACCGATTGGGGCAACAATTTCGTGGGTGGATTCGGCGTGATTCAATATCTTTGCGTCAACCGCGCCGGCTCAGTCCCGCCTGTATCGGCCGATCTAACGACTGGTGCACAGATTTCTACTACCTTCTTCTTTTTCTGGGTTAGTGGTTCAACCTATTGGCAAGGAGTCTCGTTCGCAGCAACAACTAGCACTATCCAATTTGGCGGCGCAGCGTCCAACATGATGACAGTCTATTTCAAGAACTGTAGTCTATGGCTTAACCATAGCAACGCAGGCTCCCAGATCGGTTCCAACAGTGTCGGAACCCTCATCTTAGACAACACAACCGTACAATTTGGCAATGTCGGGCAGACTAT